CGGCATGCTGCGTGGCGGTGGGTGATCCGAAGTAGACGGGGACGACTGTGGGCATCTCGGTATCCTGGATGGGTGTTTCAGCATGTTCACCCTTTGCGATCTCCCATACTGAGACGCAATGCGGCCCCTTTCAGCCTGCTGATTTCTCGGCTACATGAAGGCTGGCTGCGATCACACCGTCCGTTGCCGCCTTGATCAGCGCCCGGAGCTTCCAGCCCTCCAGCGCCTGCGCTACCTCTGCCCCAGGATATCGGATGGCATAGGTCGGGGCAATCAGGTCAGCGATCGGCGGCGCCAGCACGCCGAGGGTGGCGCCGCGGTCTTCGACCTGAAACGTGACGGTGCCGGTGTCGTTGATGGGGTTCCAAATGATCGTGATCTGCCGAGCGATGGGGTCTGCCTCCGGGTCAGGCGAGGCGACGTTCGCATCGTAGGCGGCTCGTGTGGCCGCCTTGATGCCCAGCAGCAGATGCATGCCGGGCTCGGTGACTGTCTCGCCAGGGATCTTGATGGGTTGCCCTGTGGCCGGGTCGGCTTCGGTGGTCGCTGGTGCTTCGATCTCGTAGTTGCGGCAGATCAGGTCCCCGATCTGCACGGTGAGCACGCGCAGAAAGTGCCGCTCCAGCGTCTCCGTCCAGCCATCGGGGTGCGGCTTGGTGGTGATCTGCTCAAGGTGGGATTCGACTGACCCGTCGTTTTGTGGCCGGGTCCCATCGGATCTCGATGCGGGGCGACACGATTTTGGTCTGCGTGCCGAAGGTAGTGTTTTCGCTGATAAGCATGTCAGTAGCCTGTGACGTCGAGGATAGGAGCGCGCACCCAGGCCTGGCCGTACTGGCCAGGAGCAGGGAATGGAGTGCCATTCGCGCCCGTTTGAGAGAAGTTGCCGGTGTCGATTGCACTGATGCTGGCAACGTTGCCGCTGATGTTGACGACTCCCTTGCGCCACACCACACTCACCAGCCATTGCGGCCCGCCGCCAACGATGCCACCGGCGGCCAGCATGATGTTGCCTGCCGATCCAGCAAGCGCGGCATATGTGCGACCTGCAGGAAGGGTGATCGACCCGCCTTGATTCGCATTGCCCTGCAGCAGCCCGCGCACCTTCATGTATTTGAGAGTCGCATCGAAAACCACCTGATTTGTTGCAGGGTTTCGTATCACGAGATAGTTGCGCCGTCCGAACGTCGGTTCGTCAAAGACGTAGGCTGTGAAGCTTCCGCCAGTCGTGAAGCCCGTGAAGGTAAAGCTGCTACCGCTCTGCGTACGCTGCATCAGTGCGGCGTTGTTCTCGCCCAGGAAAGCGAGCACAGGGTTCGTACCGCTTATCGTCAGACTCCATGTCTTCAAAACACCCGAGCCTGTGGGACTGATTGTCTGCTTCGATGCCAGCGCTAAATTCTTCCAATCTTCGGAGATCACAGCACGATTGGGGCCTGCGTTGATCCGGGCGAACGCCATCAAAATCTCCCGTAGTACAACGTGCCCCCGACGCGGGCAGTATTGGCCGAGTCAGGCGAGCTCCAGCTAATTGCATTTCCGTTGTCGCTCAGGATCGGTAGCAGCGCGTTCCCTGCGCTGCTATCTGCCACAAACCAGTAATACAGCTGGTTTGCGCTGCCGGTAATCGGCACTGCAACCGATCCGCTGGCTCCGCTTGCAATGCTGACCGCGCCCATGTGTTGTGTGAGCAAGTCGGAGTCGGGCTGATCGGTAACCTCGAGTAGCACGGCATTCGTCGCCTCGTCCTTGACGCGTAGGAACGTGGTCATACACCCGCTCCCATCGCGATTACCTGCACGCCATTGGGCGCATAGCAGTAGATCTTGCCGTTGACGATCTCACTACGGCCCTGTCCGGCATCCACACCGATGAACCGCACTTTGTCGAATGCAAAATCCAGTGTTGCGCTCGTACCATTATTTACCGAGCGCCAGCCGGCCACGCGGCCGTTGACGTCCAGCGCAAGGGTTGCGGATGCCTCGTAGCTGGCAACTCCATTCTCGGCCCGCGTGACACGAGTGGTCAGCGACTGAGTGGCCGAAGCCTGACCAACGACGGTTGCGTCTGCGCTGTAGGGCGTTGCGGGGAGTGCGCCGTATTCGATCTTGACCCGACGAAAGCCCAGTGCGGTGCACCCACTGATGCTTTCCCAGATGAGCCGCACCTGGGCCTGCGTGCATCCCGTCGGCGGCGTCCGCGTAAATGCACGCTCCTGACGCCGTGCATCCCCATCCATGAAGTTGTGCGTCGCCCTGACGATTGGGCTACGCGTCGAACTGCTGATGTAGGTGCCATCCGCGCGGAACCACTCAATGTCCATGCTGACTTGCCCCGCCTGGGCGAATAGCACACTGTCCCAGGAAACGGTCAGCGTCTCGCCCGCGTTGATTGGAAAACGGGCTGAGGCAACTGCCTGCCCACCACCTCCAATGTTCCACGGCGAAGTGTGGGTCATGATGCGTCCCCATGCCCCATCGGACACGATAAAGCCGCTCGCAGAACCATTGGTCCAAATGCCGCTCTCAAACCCGCCATTCGGCAGGATGTTCGGGCGACCACCGAGCTTCGACGTCACCGAGGTGATCGCTGTGCTCTGCGCATTGATCTCGTTGCCCTGCTGGCTCACCTGGGATTGCAAGGCCTGTAGCGCACTGGTGTCTGCCTTACCCGGCAGCGCGGATTGCACGGTGCTGATCAGCTGCGACAGGGACGAGATGTTGTTCTCGGCCTGCGTCAGGCGCGTGTTCATCGCTTGCACCGCCGACGCATCCGCCTTGCCAGCGAGGCTGGAGCGAACACCGCTCACATCCTGCGCGAGGATCTGCAGCTCTTGCTCCACCTGCTGCACGTCAGTTGTGACCTGCTGCATCGCCACGCCAATCGCACCGACTGCTTCGGCAAGGCTCGCGTACTGCCCGATGAAAGACCAATACGCTGTGTCGGTGATCGCCGTGCCCAACGGCACGTCTTGCTTGGCGACGTACAGGCCGCCATGGTGCTTGACGATGGAGCCGGCCGGCCATGCTTGGTCTGCCCACTCCGGAGCCTCGACTAGCGCCTGCAGGTTCGCCAAGTCCTGCGCCTGTTGAAAGAGCTTGTCAGCGAGCTCTTGGTCGCGCGCAGCCGCTTCCAGAAAACCCTGCCGGATCTCTTCGGTGGTCTGATCGATCGCCTGCTGCATCTCCTCCTGCAGCTCGCCCAGGTTCTTGCCCAGCGTCTTGGTGACGTACTTGGCTGCCACCGACAGAGTGCCGTTGGTGTTACGCGCGCGGATGGCGAACACCCACGTGCCCGAGGCCGGGATGGGCGAGTCGAACGCACCGGTGTGGTATCCGCTATCGCCCACGGGCGTCATAGCGTCCCACGACGGCATCGGCGCACCCTGCTCCGGCGCCTGGGTATAGCGGATCTCCGCACCGGCTAGGTTGGCCGACTGGATGGTGTCGGTCCAGAAGCCCCAGGTGTAGCGCCGGATGCCGCCGCCGACTTCCTCCACGTCGAACAGGTCGTAATTCACCGGCGGTGCGTCTGCGCCGATGGTCGTGTAGATCAGCGAGGCGCCTACGCCCAGCTGCCCCTCCGGGCCGAAGGGACGCACATTGATGGTGTAGGTGCCGGCGCGCGGGATGCGCCACCGCGCCGTGCGGGTGCGCGTCTGCGCCACTTCCTGCAGCTCTCCATTGCCCTCCGATGCCGAGGCATAGACCACCGCGTGATCGAAGGGGCCACTGATATCGAACGTCGCCACCAGGTCCGTGGCGGTGACGTCGCCGGTGGTGACTTGGTCCTCGCTGATCGCCAGGTTGCTGACGATCGGGCGCGTGGCCAGCGACGAGCCGCTCTCTGGCGGCTGGTACACACCCGTCTTGACGTAGGTCCAGAACTCCGGCGATTCCGGCACCACGCTGATGCTGGCGCCCTTCAGATCGCTCTCCGGCTCGATCGCAACCACGCGTACTCGCAGGCCTGGCGTGGCCTTGAAGTCGTAGATCCACACCGTGTCGTGCGCCGGGTTGTCCTGCCAGCCGCCCTGCACCATCGAATCCGCATAACTCTCGCCGGGCAGCGGTGCGTCGTCCGGCCATTCCTCGATCAGCTGGATGGTGTCGGTTGCCGCGGCGAAGCTGCGCACGCGGAACGTGCGGTAGACCGCCTCGCCCGGAATACGCAAGCCGATGAAGGCGCTGCGGGCATCTGGCGGCGGCACCGGTTCGTCCAGTGTCAGCGTGACCGTGCCCAGCAGCGGACTGCGCTCGGCTGCGACGATGCGACCGCCGAAGCCCCACTGCGTGAGGTCGTGGGAGATCGACAGCATGGACATGCGGCGATAGGACAGGTACTGCAGTTCCTGGGCGAAGCCGATGTCCTTGTACTGGAACAGGCTCTGCGCGAGGTGGTAGCGCGCCATCTCGGCCGCATGCGCCTCGCGGCCGATGCCCTCACCAGTCAGACGCGCCGGGTTGAGCATGGTTTCGAAACCCGGCGCCGGCACGCGCAGGGTTTCGACCTTCTTGGTGGTGCTGTCGAAATAGCTGTATTCGATGCCGTCGGCGGCGCTGGCCAGCGTGTAGTCCACGCTGAAGCTGCCCTTCTTCATCTCGGCCATGTTCACCACGCCGGAAAGCGGCTGCTCATCGGCCGCCCACACAGCAGCCAAGCGACCGCCGGCCCAGGTGGTTTGCCCCATCCCAGCCAGGGCAATCGCCTGCAACACATCGTCGTGGTTGCGCTCCTCAGTCAACCAGTAGTCGTAGGTGTAGCCGTTCGCCTCGCAGTGGCCCATGAAGCCCTGCAACGATGCGATGTCGATCTCCTCGTCGCTCTTGCCCATGCCAGCGATGAGCCTGCCGTTCTTGTCGTAGTAGCCGCGGACGTATTGGAGGATGTGCGCGCCCGGGTTACTGGTCTCCTCCGTCACCCAGCTGCCGTTGCGCCATACCGGAATGGGTGAAGCGATGTGCTCGGCACGCAGCTCGTCGGGCTGGCCACTGATCTGGCCACTGGCCTTCAGCAGGATCCCGGTTCGCGCCAGGCCCGCATAGGTGGCCGTGTCCGCCTGCACGCTGCCCATCGTCGACCACTGAAAATCATTGGTCTGGGTGTTGTCGCCCTCGTAGTTGCCCTGGCCGAGGATGCGCACGCGCACGTCGTACTGGCCCTTAGCCACATCAGCCGATATCGTTGCGCGCTTGCTCACATCCAGCTTGTCGCCGGTGAACATCTGCGTGGCCAGCGTGGTCCAAATGCCGGTGCCGGCCGGCGCGTACTGCACCTGCACGGTCTCCGACACGTTGTACTTTTTGCCCGAGGTGCCAACGCCGCCCAGCACGTATTCCAGGTTGATCTGGATGCGCACGGTGTCGGTGCTGGTGGTGCGGGTGACGAAATCGGCCGTGTCCGGCAGCTCGCCACCGTCGGTGGTGTCCACGTTGCTGTAGAGCGGGATCGTCTCGTCCGGCATCTGGGTGTAGCCAGAGTGGTGGATGCTCACGCCCTCGTAGCTGGACAGCGGCGTGTCGGCATTGGTGAAAGCGCCAACCCGACCCACGCCGATGCCTGCCGTGAACACCATGCCGATGTACTGGTTGTCGCCCTCGTAGAAGGTGTAGGGCTTGCTGGCGAAGTCGGGGGCGATCGCCATCCGGCCGAACAGCAATCCGACCGGCTCATAGGGACGCAGACGGTTACGCGGTGCTGACAGGCTGTAGACCGTGCCGGCGGTGCTTGGACCGGTCGGCGTCTCGATCTTCGGCCCTAGCACCTTGTTGATCACCAGCGAGCCGGCTACGAAAACCGCGGACGCAGCTAAGCCGCCCCAGGCGCCTGCCACAGCACCGCCCGCACCGGCGATGCCGAAGGTGAAATAGGTGAGCGCGATCATCGCCACGATGTACAGCGCGTTCCTGCCGACCGCGCCGCGCACCTCGATGACCTGGCCATCCTTCGGATGCACGTAGGCCCACAGATGCCGCGGCACGACGCGACCGCCGATCGACACCGACCAGTCGCCCTGGTCCAGGTCGATCACATGCCGGTGCAGGAACTCGCACAGACGCTCGCCCGGCCGCAGGTCCATCGCAATGTGGCGCTGCCCTTCCAAAGTGACCGGGTGCGGCGTCAGCACCAGCTGGCCGTCACTCGCAGGCGTGGTCATCAGCCCCATGTGTAGTAACCCTCGATCCTTGCGCCGTAATCCGGCAGCTCGCGCGCCCGGTGCAGCCAGCTGCTGCCGAGCGCGCTGGTTGTGTGGAGTACCCAACCCTCATGGGCCAGGTAGAAGAAGATGCCAATGTGTCCGGGCCGGCTCTGGCCCTTGTCGAACATCAGCACCAGATCGCCGTCGACCGGGTTGTCGGTTGGCACGGCGTAGGCCCGCGACAGCTCACCAAGGGCCGCCTGCCCGGCGGCACCGCGCGGGCGCCGCGCTGGCACCCGCACCTCGCGCCCGAACAGCTCACGCTGCACCTGCACCACCAGGTCTGCGCAGTCGTAGCTGTCGGCGTCGTACGGGATGTTAAGGAACCGCTCAACCTCGCTGGCGCGCATCAGAAAATCCCCGGCAGCGTGAACGGGTTGGCGCGCAGCTTCACTGCCTGCTGCCGCATGAAAAAGTCCACGCCGATCTGCGCGGTGATCAGCGCGCCGGCGGCGGTCACCTGCGTCAGCGGCAGATAAAAGCGCCGGGCGATCACATCAGGCTGTGCCCGATCGGTGATGAGGTAGCGGCACATCACCAGCTCATTGGGCTGCACACGCTCCAGGTCATCGGTGATGCCACGGCCCACGTTGTCCACTTCCAGCTGCGCGCGTGGTGTCTGCCCGGCTGAATCAGTTGGAGGTTTGAATCGAAACGGAAACCCTATGTAGGTGTTGCCGTTGCTCACCCAATCCTGTGTGTCGTTGGCGATGCGCAGCACCGCGCCCATGGATGGCGCCGTCATTTCCAGCAGTTCCAAAGGCGCAGTGGTGTCGTCGTCAGTGACGCGCTGCCGGCGTTCCAAAAAGGTGCTCATCGCAGATACTCCAAGGTGACGCTGCGTTGCGATATGGCAAAGTCACCGGCCAGCGGCGTCAGCGTCCCAATGCTGGCGTCCTTGAAGCGCGCCTGCCGGGTAATACCATCTTTCGGACTTGTCCAACTGAAGAACCCGATGCGCCGTAATTCGCCGAAGTACCACTGCTCGAAGGCCAATGCGTCGGCCTTCGTCATGAACAAAACCGTCCCGGTGATGTTCATCATCACTTGCGTGTTTTGCAGCCGCTGTTTCGGCATGCCACGCTCCATCTCAGTGCGCACGATCGACGGCTCGAAGGTCTCCGAGTAAGTCGAAAGCGTCAGTCGTGCATAGGCTAGCCATGTCGCCATCACACCGCCTCCCGCACGTTGTATCGCCGCTTGAACGCGGTGCCGACTGGGCTGCTGCCATCGGCAACACCGCGCGCCAGGCGGCGCTCGAACTGACCAAACGCGACCTCGATGTCCAGCCCGTTCTTCCCCTGCGTGACATTCACCTCGGGCTCGCTGGGCGCGCCATTGACCGTGATGTTCACGTTGGGAGTGCTTATCAGCCCAGCACCGCCGGACCCGCCGACCATGCCGCCATTGGCATACCCATTCAGCTGATCCAGATAGCCGCGGCCGATGCGGCGCGTCGACTCGGCATTGATGACGTACTCGCCGCGGTGGACATAGCCGGCCTTGTCGTACTTGGCGCCGTCGCCGGTGTAGCCACCGCTCGCCCAGCCGCCGCCGGTGAACTGCCCAACGTTGCTGCCGAAGTTGTAGTTGCTCCCTGCACCGGTCGACGCCTGTCCGACGAAGGTGGAGCCCGCCGCGCCAGCGCCACCGCCAAGGCCGCCGAACAACGAACCCAGCGCGCCGACGATCGCCTGCTTGGCAGCAATACGCGCCATGTCGGCGATGATGGAGTTGGCCAGCGATTTGAAATCGACCTTCCCCTTGGTTGTGAACTGCACCAGCGCGTCCTCCATCCCTCCGAAGAGGTTGTCGAACAGGCTGGCCGACTGGCCGGCGATGTTTTGCGCGTCATCCGCGTAGTTCGCCCATGATGACTTGGCGCCGTTGACCCAATTGGCCTGCGCCTCGGCCATGCTTTGGTAGCCGCTGCGAATGATCGCAACTCGGGTTTCCGTTGCCGCGCGAACAGCAGCGATTTCTTCGTCGTAAGCCTTGGCATTGGCAGGGTCGGCGGTCTTCTGCAGCGCTAGCTCGGTCAGGCGCTTGGCCTGCTCCCGATACACATCGTTGACCTTTTCCTGGATCTCATATTCGCGGTCGCCCATGCCGACCTTGGCAACCATCGCGTCCATCTGCTGCTGCAGCGCGTCGGTGCTGGCGTCGAGCGCTGACGCATAGGACCGAACACCGGCGTTGCGAGATTCAATTGCCACCTTTTCTTGGGTGGTCAGTGTCTGCTGCGCCGCGGCGCCGTCGATGCGCACCTTGGCCAGCTTGGCCTCCAGCTCGCCGATCTGCTTGTTGACGTTGATGGCGTCCTTGCCGCTGACCGCCTGCGCGCGCAGGTACTCAATCTGGCTGGTGATGGTGCGGGCATCCGTGCTGGTGTTCTGCTCGGCGAGCTCGCGCATGCGGCTGTAGTAGGCCTCTGCCGATACCTGGCGAGCCTGGAACTCGGCTTGCAGCACCTTGGTGTCGGCCGAAATCCGCGCCCGCTCTTCGGTCTGGTCGTCGGTGAAGCCCTGCAGCGAAGCTGATCGGCTCGCGCCGGCGGTGCTGACTGGCTTCTTGGCCTTCTTCCGCGCATCTTCTTCCCGAAGCGCATTCTCGCGCCGGGCGATGTTGACCGAGTCGACGCCGGCGGCGTTGGCCTTCTCCTTCATCTGCGCAATGCGCTGCTCCAGCGTCAACTTCGCTTCTGCGAGCTTGATCGTCTGCGCGTCGAAATCGCGGTTGGTCTGTGCGGACTTGAGCCGGTCCGCTTGAGCCTCAGCCTCCAGGCCGCGCAGCTTGACGAAATCCTGTTCCTGCTTCTTCGCTGCCTCGACGGCTTCCCTGGCCTGCCGCCTCGAGTCGGTTGTGCCGCTGAAGTTCTTGCCCACATCGAAGGCGCTACCATCTGCGAAAGCCCGTGTGACCTGGGCAACCCCATCGGTCAGGTTCAGCGCGTTCACGAACTTGCCCACACTGGCCGTGCTTTGGTCGATCCAAGTTTTTAGGTCTTCCCAAAGCCGCTTGGACTCGCTGTAGTTTTCACGGACCTGCTGAATGACCGACTGCTGGTGGTCGCTATAAATCTGGATGGCCTCGTTGGCGGCCGCCTGCTTGTTTCCCTCTTCCTCCAACGCACGGATGCGCTCGTACTGCGCAGCAGTCAGGAAGTTTTCCGTCTTGTTGAGCGCCAGCAACGTCTCCAGCGGCTTGTCGCCCAACTTCACGTAGTTGTCGACCACATCTTGTACCGATGCACCAAGCACGGTGGCGGCCTCGCCAGCAGCCCGCGACACGGTCGTGAGGTTCCTTGCTCCGATCTGACCAGAAGCCACAGCTTTTTCCACCGCCTCGGCCGCGGTGGACGCACCGATATTGCTGCTCCTCTGCAGCTCGCCGGTTAGCTTCTGCATCTCGCCCGCGGTGCTGGCGGCGATGTTCCCGCTCTTGACTAGGGCCTGTGCAAAACGATCCTGTACATCATCGGCTTCGTACGCGGCGTAGCTGACCGCCGCAATCGCCGCTGCCGTGACGGTGTACGGGTTGACCAAACCCAGTAACGATGAACCCAGCGCCTTCGCCGCCGGCACGATGCCGCCGAACATGTCCTTCAGCTGGCCACCTTGCTGAAGCAGCACGGTCAGCGGCTGCTGGCCGCCCTGCAGACTTACTGCGATATCCGTGATTTGCGCAGGCACGCCACGCATCGCTGCCGTGTAGGCCTTGGCCGAGATGCCGCCGGCGTCCATCTCCTGCCGCTGCTTCAGCAGCGTGGTGCGCAGTTGCTCCAGTGCTTCCGGCGCCGCGCCGCGCGCACCGGCATTCAAGAGCTTCATTTCCTCGCGCGTGCGCCCCAGCGAGTCGTTGAACTTGAGCACTTCAAGCGTGGCGCGCTTTTCGGCCTGGCTCATTTTTTCGAAGCGCGCTTCGAACTCGGCGCCCATCGAGGACACCCTGTTCTTGGCATCGCTGATACCAGCATTCATTGACGCGGTATCGATCAGGATATCGATCCGCGCAGTGCCAAGGTTTGCGTCAGTCATTTGTTTCTGCTCTTCAAGATGAAGTCCAGCGCGGCCGACTCCAGGACACGGACAGCGTCCATGTCGTCATCGGATTTCGTGCCACGTCGGTCGAGTTCGCGATAAACCACTAGGTAGTCCAGGCCGATCGGCCCCGCAGACCCCATGCGCCACTGCGTGCAGCAGTCACAGAACACGCACCACGCGTCCCAGACCTCTGGCCACAGGTCCACCGAGGGACGGTCGACGTCGTCCTCGGTGAGCCCGAACTGAGCCAATTCCTCGGCGGCCGGGGGGCGCCAGTAAAAGGCCCCGACCGCCGCTCTCAGTTTTTTTCCAAGTCCACCCGGCGAGAGCGGTAGTAGCCCTCGATGATTCCCTGGCACACACCCATGTGGTCGTCCTCCAGCTCGTTGATGCCTTCCACCGACAGCGGGTAGTCCGTGTCCCAGCTGTCGAGCAGGAACAGGATCACTTCGGAGACGCTTTTGCCCTCAGCAATGAGGGCATCCACTTCCGCCGGCTTGCGATTGATGAACACCACGTCGAGCTGAAATTTTTCAGCCACGCCGGCGAACTTGAGTGGTGCTGCGATCTTCTTCGGGGCCTGCCCGCGCTTGATGCTCACAGTGCGTACCTCACCGGCTCGGCCAGCAGCGACAGCGTGGCCTGCACAGCCATGATCTGATTCACGGTCAGGCTGGGCGTCTTGTTGAGCGAGACGTAGGCGTTATAGAGCAGCACCGAGCCAGACGGCAGCAGGATGCGAACTGCGCGTGGGATGCGATCGTCGTTTGCCGTGGAGAGCACCTGATAGCCCGCAAGCGACGGATCGTCGGCGATGCCGAAGGTCAGGCCCGAAGCAGACTTCACGGTCGGCATGCGCTTTTCCGAGTCCGACTCGAGGAACTGATAGGTCAGGAATTGCTGCTCGCCGCCGTCACTGGCCGAGCTGAGGATCTGGGCGATCTGGGTCCAGCCGGACACCTTGCGGAACGTGCCGGCGCCGCTGCCGGCGGGGTAGATCGCCGTGTTGGTCGCGTCGATGCCTTCCATCGCAAATTGGCTGGAAGTCGGGGAAGCGACGCGCACGATCTTGGAGGTCAGGCGGGACCACCCGCTGGTGACCTCCACGAAGTCGCCGGCGGCCAGCGTATTGGCCGCGGTGGCCACGCTGGGGCTGGCATTGGATGCTGCGGTGATGTTGGAAGCGGCGGCATAGCCGTTCGCAATGAAGATCAGTGCGCCATTGGGGAGTGAAACGCTAATAGCAGTTCCTTTGAGGGCTTCGCGCCCTACGCTATGGAAAACAGGAATCCGGCTTTGCCGGGGCACAAAAAAACCCGCACTGGGCGGGTCCGTTGTTTCTTCGATGCGGGGTAATTAGATGGTGCAACCCTGGTGCAGCTCCCTCTTCAGGGCCTTGTACCTCTCGTGGGCTTGCGTTGCGGTTTCGTGGACGCCTCCGTCCACAATGCGGCCATCTACTTGGAGTCTTGCCCTCCACTTCTGACTCTGCGTGTGCAGGTGAACGCCAAGCATTCCTGATCGGTTGTCTCTGCGCCGCACCCGCATGTTCTCGCGATTAACAGCACAGGTGACATCTCTGAGGTTCGCGATGCGGTTGTCCGACTTCAGTCCGTTGACGTGGTCGATTTGATGCTCGGGCCAGCTGCCATGCACGTAAAGCCAAGCGCAGCGATGTGCCAGATACCTTCGACCATCAATCGATATGCGGCTGTAGCCGGCGAGCTTTCCGCTTGACACAAGGAAATCGGCGCGGTCACCAGCAGCGTGCCTTTGCGCCAATCGCACTACCCTCACGAAAACGCCGGTACTCGGGTCGTAGCTGACGACCTCTCTCAATCTCGTAGCGGTCAGCATTTTTACCCCTCAATTGTCGTACCACAGCCCGAAGTCCTGTCGGGTGCCGTACTTCTTGATTTCTGCCGAGTAGTCCGCCTCCAAGGCGCCGTAAGGCTCGGCAGCGAAGCTGCTGGCGGCGATGCGCGCTTCGACCTGCCGCGCCAGGGTGTTGGCCTGCGCGCGCGAATCCGCCCAGACGTTGACCTGGATGCGCGCGTGCGCCTTGTCGGGGCGGGTCTGGTCCTGGAACCACTGAGCGCGGCCGCCGACCTGCTGGTAGGTGATCAGCGGATACACCGGCGAATCCGGCGGCACGTCCGGATAAACGCGCGAGCCGACCAGGTCCGTCAGAAGCGCGCGAAAGTCAGATTCGAAACTCACACGAATTCCTCGTCTCTGGGGGTGTACATGTCGCGCAGCAGCTCGGCCAGGCGCTCCCGGCCGCGCTCCATCATGGCTTGTGACATGCGTCCCAGTGATGCCTCGAACGCCGGACGCAGGAAAGGCTTGGCCGGCACCCAACTGGTCTCGGTGCCGCCTTTGCCGCGCTTGCCGCCTTGCACGGCCCAGTGCCCGAACTCCTGCAGGTGGCCGTGCGGTGCCTTGCGGCTGTTCCACGTCACCGCGTACACCACCGTCGTCTCGGTGGATTTGCTTTCGCGGTATGCCAGATAGATCGCACCGCGCAGCGCCCCGGATTCCACTGGCGCGCGCAGCTTGGCCTCGTCGCGCACGATCTTGCCGCCGGCCACCGCCATCGAGCGCGCAACCTTGGTCTGGATGTCCTTGAGGTTTTCCAGGCCCTGCAGCACCTCGCTCAGATCCACGCGATTAGCCACTGTTGCCCCCTTGCTCGGCCACCAGGTAGGCGCGATCGCGGTCTTTAAGGTCGCGAATCACGCCCTTGATATCGAACACCAAACCGTCGTGCGCGATCCGCATGCCAGCATCGACGCCCAGCGCGGCAGCGTCCGCAAAGCGCACCAGGAAGCTGTAGCGCGCAATGGAGGCAGGCAGGCCGGCCGCGACGCTGGAGCGGATCGCGCCCAACCCGGTTTCGTTGGCGATGCCGGCCCACAGTTGCCCGACATCCTCCCACCCCGCCACTGGCTGCCCTTCTGGATCCGTCCCGGTCGCTGGCCGCTGCACCTGCACCACCGATGTGAGTTCGGACGCGATCACGGCAGCACGCGCCGAAACGGAAACATCAGGCTCTGCATCGCCGGGTTCTCGCTCAGCGGCTCTGTGGAGCCCGCCGAGCTATGTGCGCTAAGGTCGTCCAGGCGAAGTAGGATCGCGGCCCGTAGCGCGGCTGGCACAGGGCCAGGGGCTGCCTTGAAGACGATTGGGACCGCCCCGGCCGCACTGGTCACTGCGCCTGGCCACACCGGCAGGGGGGCGGTGCGCTCCCCCACCGGCGTCCACTCCCATGTGGCATCGGCCAGTGCATAGCCGGTTTGCAGTTCCACCTCTTCTCGCGCCGCGGTGATCCACAGGGCGATCAGTTCGTCACGCGCGGTGCTGATTTCCCGCAGATGCTGTTTTGCCTGAGCCAGCGACACCGGCTCAGAGGACGCGGCGGCGACGAGACGCAGCATGTTTCAGCCCTCGGCCGATTGGACTGCAGCCGGATGGCTGTCGATCAAGCCGGCCCGCTCCAGCCCATCGACAAGCGCCGCGTCGAACGCCCGCACCTGGCCGCATTTGCCATACGGGCTATCGCGCAGGACCAGTGCCTGCTTGGACTCGCCGCCCTCGCGCGGACCGCCGAGCAACGCGCCATCGGTGGTGGCGCTGTCGCCAGGCAACGTCACGATGGCGACTTCTGCGCGATCGGCGCCCGGCGTGCCCTCCGGGGTGGCAGCAATCACCGTCTGTTGCGTGCCCAGCGCCGCGGTTGCTTCGGATCCGACGCCGGCATCGCCGAGCGCGGCGCGCTCTTCCGGGGTGATCTGGACGCCGATGTCGTCCGTCGCCGGCACCTGGCCGGGAAACACAACGGCCGCCGGCGCGGTCGCCACGGTGGTGTCGGTGGTGTCGGTCGTCGCGACCGGTGCGGTGTCTGCAACCTGCGTTGCGGTGGTGGCGGTGGTCTGGTTCTTCTTGGCCATGAGGAAACTCCGATATTGAGGAAAGGCGGGCAGCGAACTGCCCGCCAATGCAAGCCGGTTTAGGCGGCCGCGCCGTGCTGGAACAGCTTCACTGCGTCGCCCTGATCCAGCAGCGCGCCGCCGGTGCGCATCCAGGCCAGGAAGCCGACCTGACCGCGGCGCGTGTACACCGAATCCGTGAAGCGGAACAGGGTGAAGGCCATGACATCGCGGATCTTGTAGTACTTGAAGTCGCCGAACGCGATCGACTTGGCACCGGGCGCTGGCGCCGGCATGTGCTGGTTGATCTCCAGGCCTCGATTCAGCAAGCGGTCCGGCGCGCCCTGCGGATTGCCCTGGTCGTAGCCCGGCACGAAGATCGGGCGGCCTTCGCCGTCCTTGACCTTGCGCAGCGAGGCCAGCACGTTGTCGTGGAACATCCACTTCGCATTAGCGCGGTAGGCCGGATCGACGCTGTGCTCCAGGTCCACCAGGTCGTCGTAGGTGACCGCAGCAGAGGCCAGCACCGCGCCGATCTTGCCCACGGCCGCACCAGTGACCAAGCCCTGCGGCTGGCCCACGCCCGTACCGACGGTGTAGTGACGGTTGGTGATGCGGTTAAGGCGGGTCTCCAGGCGCCCGGCGATAAACGCTTCGATGTCCACGGAGCTGTCCTGCAGCAGTTCCCACGGCACGGTGACGACCTTGGAGCTGTACTTGAACACGCCCAGGTTCTTGGTGCCGAACGACACATCCAGATCGGTGGCGGCCTGGTTCTCCGGAACCAGCTCGCCCTCCTCGCCCGTGCCGTCGCTGGTCGGGAAGTTGATCGGCTCGCCGCCGGCGGTCGGGATGATTTCGGCGACACGCCGCATCGCGCCGTGTTCCTTCATCCGATCCAGAATGGTGGTGGCCACCCGGGTTGGCACGGTGTAGCCGCCCTGCTCAGGATTGAGCGCGGGATTGCCGCTCATTGCGTTGCTGATCTGGCGGCGCTCCTCGGCGCTAAGCGCAGCTTCGCCACCGCGGCACCAGGAATTGAACAGCTTCATTTCCGCCGACGCGTTCTTGCCGCCGGCGCCGCCGTTGTCGTGCTCCTTGACGCCTGCGTCGCGCATCGCGTTTTCGGCGGTCAGGTCCATGACTTTCTGGTGGCGATCGATCGCAGCATCGATGCGCTCGATTTCCGACATGTTGTTGTCGTACTTGGTCTGGTCGTCGGTGGTCCAGGCGTTGCCGTTGCCGGTGCTCGCGTCCAGCAGGTTGCGGGTTTCTTTCGCCAGGGTGTTACGGCGCTCCCGCTCAGCGTTCAGATTGAAAGGCATTTCGGATCCTTGTTATAGGCACAAAAAAACCGCCTTTCGGCGGCGGTGGGTTGCAAGCGGGAGCCGCTTACGCTGGTGCGCGCTCCAGCAGCGCCAGGCGCCGCTCGAGTGCGTTTCGGTGGGCGGCGATGGCCGTGCCATCGTCCGCGGTGGGGGCGGGTTCGGTCAGAGCCTTGGGCGCGTTCTCATAGGCCGACAGATCCCACTGGTTGGATGTCTTCTTCTTGCCGACGACCTCGATCACGCGGTCGGCGAAACCGTGCTCCTTCGCCTCGTCAGCGGTGAACCACGTTTCGTCGTTCATCCACTGCACGACCTGCGCCACCTCGTTGCCCGTGCGGCGGGTGTAGTCGCCCGCCAGGCCATCATCGATCTTGCCCAGCAGCTCGCCGGTCTTGGCCATATCGGCCTTGTTGCCGATGGCGATGGTCCACGCGTTGTGGATCATGAAGCCGGCGCCCTGCGTGATCTCGACTTCATCGCAGGCCATGCAGATTCCGGTGGCCGCCGATGCCGCCAGCCCATCCACGTGCGCAATGACGGTTGCCTTGTGCTGCGCGATGGCCGTCATCATGGCGCGGGCAGCAAACACGTCGCCGCCCGGCGAGTCGATGCGCAGGTGGATGGTGTCGGCATCGATTGCGGCCAGGGCCTTCACGAACTCTGTTTCGTCGATATCGCCCCACCACCCGCCGATCACCCCGTGCAGGTACATGGTTGCCTCGCTGCCCGCCGTCTCGGCGCGCAGCGGCTTGGACACGGCTGCGTTGTTACGCGCCAGCTGCAGCAGCTTCGGAATCGTCATCTTCTTGCTTCCTCTCGGTATCGGTGGGCGCCGCATCCTCTGCCGGCTTTGCGGCTTCGGACGGGCGGTAGAGCACATCGCCGCCCGGGACCGGCGGCAGGTTCTTGGTGCGGCGTACCTCGTTGACGGTCATCCAGCCCTGCGCACCAGGACCGCCAAGCGCTTTGCCGAAGTACTCGGCCTGCGCCTTGGAGTCGCCGGCCATCAGGCTCTCGACGCTGTGCTCCACGAAGTAGCGGGCGGTATAGAAGAGCTTCCGGTTCAGCTCGTCCCGAAAGCGCTTGAGGTGAGGCCCTAGCGTGTGTTTCACGAAGCCGATGCCCATCTGCTCGATGCCGGTCCCCCAGCTGCTCGCCTTGCTGGTCTCGCCGATCATGTGCGGCGGGCAGCCAAACGCGCGCGCGATGTCGATCACCTGCCACTGCCGCGATTCCAGCAGCTGCTGGTCGACCGCCGACATCGTCAGCTCTTTGACATCCAAGCCTTCCGTCAGGATCAGCGGGATGCGGCGATTGCCCTGCAGGCCGCCATACTTCTTCACCCAAGCGTCGCGGAAGTCGTCTTGCATCGCTTGCGTCATCTTGTTGGTCGCGGTGATGGCGACCTCGGGCTTACCTCCCTCGCTGAAGAACTTGCCGGCATGCTCGTCGCCTTGCAGCGCGATGCCGATACCGTTGCGCGCGCCCCACTGGATCACAGACATTGAGCACACGCCGTTGTAGCCAAATCCCGGCAGGTGCAGAACGTCGGCCTGGTCGACCGTGAAATAGCCCACGTCCGCGTAGAAGGTGTACTGCAACCGCGGCGCCTGCTTCGGGTCGGTGCGCGCCTGCTCGAGGATCTGCACGAAGTCGCGCGGCCACGGAATCACGCCGGTGGCCTGCCCGGCGCGGTTGCGCGTGATGTAGGCAATGCCGTCGCCGCGCAGCAGTACCTGCGACACCAGGAACTCCCAGGCAGCAGATGCGGCCCATGCCTGGTTGAATTGCTCGTTGAGCAGCCACCAGTAATCGTGATCGGCGCGCCGGCGCGAGTCGTCGACCCGCTCGTAGACGTGCAGCGGCAGCTGCGCGATCGCACCGGCGATCAAGTTCACGCAGGCGAACACGGCCGAGTTGCGCATCGACGTGGTCGGGTTCACGACCGCGCCGGCGGCGGTTCGCTGCTCGCCGAACATCTCGAAGAGGCGCACGTCCGACGATGACACGCTATCGCCTGGCGCCAGCGCCGAGAATGTCGGCTCGATGCGGTCGCGGTAGTGGCGTTCCTGCTTGTCGAAAATTCCCATCAGTTCATCACCACGAAGCCTTGTTCGATAACGCCGGACTCCTTCGCCTGCAGGGCGAGGGCCATGGCCAGGATCAGCGCGACAGCGCCGTCGATTTTGTTGCCGGGCGTCTCCTTGCGCGGGTAGACGTGCTCTTTCGCGTCCAGCCGCGCCACCACGTTCCCGACCATCCACGTCATCGCCGGGTTGCCGTCGTGCCAGAGGCGGCGGGCCAGGGTCAGCGCCTCCACTTCCTTCATCGGCTCGGACAGGTTGCGCACCGTCTGCGCCATCTCGATCACCGGCAGGCCGGCTTGGCCCAGGCGCGTCATCAGGTAGGCGGCCTGCGCAGGGTCGAAGGCGATGTTGATCAGCTCCGTCTGCGCGGCGAACTCCTTCAAGTCCTCCTCAATGAACGCGTAATCGGTCATGTTGCCGGGCGTGGCCACCATTGCCTCGTCCAGAATGAAGTTGCCGTATTTCTCGTTTTCCTCGAGCGCGGCTTCCGGCACATAGAAGCGTGGAATGGCGTAATAGCTGTCGCCCTTCTCGAACAGCAGCACCGCCGCAGCAACGTCCAGCTTCGATGCCAAGTCGACGCCGACGTAGCACTTGCAGCCGGCGAAGTCCTCGATCGAGAACGCTCGCTTCTGCCGCTGCCACGCCAGCATGTTCATCCATGCCGTTTTCGCGCCCACCCAGTCGTTGAGGTGCTTGGTGCGGAACGCGTTCTGCTTCGAGGCCGAGCGCTTGGCCTGCGCCAGCTGGGCCAGCAGGAACGGCTCGAACACGGAGATGCCGAAGTTCGGGTTCGCCTTGACCAGGCTGGCCGGGTCGTCCCATCGGTCTCCCTCGTCCAGCGCGTAGATGATCCCGAACACCGTTTCGTCCACCACCTCCCCGCGCAGGATCCGGATCACATCGCGCCGCTTCTCGTAGCACGGCCCGCCCAGGTTGGTCCCGGCGGTGGTGATGATCGACAACAGCGGCTGTTCGCGCGCGCCCATACCGGTCTGCATCGCGTCGACCATGTGGTCGGTGTCGTGCTCGTGGTACTCGTCGATCAGCGCCGCGTGTGGACTGGAGCCGTCACCAGGCTTGCCGATCATCGGCTCGAACTTGGACATGTCTTCCATGGTGAACATCGACCCCGGATTCTTGGGGTTGCCTGCCTGCTCGATGCCGAAACGCGCGCGCAGCTGTGGCAGCCTACTGACCATCTGCCAAGCCGGCCGATAGATCTCGTAGGCCTGTTTTTCACTGGTGGCGCCGGAGTAGACCTCCGCGCCGGCCTCGCCATCGGCGGCGAACAGATACAGGCCCCGCGCGGCCAATCGCAGGGACTTGCCGTTCTTCCGGGGCTCCTCCTCATACGCCTCACGGAACCGGCGAAGCCCGCTGTCCTTGTGCACCCACCCGAACAGGTTGCATTCGATGAAGCACTGCCAGGGCTCGAAGACCAGCTGCTGTTTCTTGGCGGCCCATTTGCCCTTGGTGTGGGGCATCAGCTGCATGAACTTGAGCGCGCGGTCGGCCTTGGCCGCGTCGAACTTGTACGGCCAGTCCTTGCCGGTCCGCTTGAGGTCGTCCAGAAACCGCTGGCAGGCCAGCCGCACGAACTCGCCGGCGGGGATCTTGCCGGCCACCACCCTGCGGGCGTAGTCCTTGCCCATGTCGCTAGGTGATTTGACGGCCATGCCTAGAACTCGTTGAAGTGGTTTTCCTCCGGCGTCTTGTCGGTCCCGAGCTTCTGCCGGTCGGCTGGCGTCAGGCCGAGCCGCGCAAGGCAGCCGATCAGGTGCGAGTACTTGGCCGCCTTGAACTCCGCACGGTTGGCGCGGAACTCGGCCACCAGCGAGGCGGTCACCTCCATTACGAAGCGATCGGCGCCGGTCAGCACGCCCGGAAGCGCGAACTTCTCCAGCTCCTTCCAAGCGGCAGCCGCGTCCTCGGGCAAATGGTCGGGGGGACGGCCCAGGGCGACCTTGGACTTGGGCGCCTGGCGCTTGTACCGCTGCGGGTCTTTCTTGTCGGCCCCCTTGAGGCGGGCCAGCTCATCGGGCTGTTTGTGCCTCGCCATTGGTCACCAACTGGAATTCAAATTCTGCGGAAACGCGAAGAAAGGGGGACGAACGGGCCGGGTCCGGACCGCCCCCGACTTTGACCCTCCCCCCCGTTCAGTTTCGACCCCTGCCGTTCAGCTTCGGCGGGTCGTTCAGTTTTGGGCCGTCCCGTTCAGGTCCACGGCCAGGGTCGAGGAGCAGCCCGTCAAACGGGTCGTCCTGCGCCGCCGCCCTGCCGAACCCGCCGTTCTCCCGTGCCGTCTTGCTGCTATGGCATGCATGGCAAAGCGACTGCAGGTTCGACGACGCGTTGTTGCTATCGTCGCCGTCGATGTGGTCCACGTCTGTCGCTGCCGTGACCCTGTCGACCTTGGCGCACTCCCTGCACAGGGGCTCCCCTGCCAAGTGCACAGCCCGCAGCTTGCGCCAGGCCGTGGAGTTGGTCGCCAGCGCGCGCCGTGCGTGCCTGCGCTTCACCTGCTTGGCGTCCTCCTTGTAGGGCTTCCACCAGGTGGGCCGGTGCTGTGGCGGACGCGTCGGCATCAGGCCTCCAGCACCAGGCCGCGCCTGATCCACCACCCGACCCGCTCCATGTTCGGCTGCCGACCAGTGAGCCAGCAGCCCAGCGCGACGGCGGCGAGGTAGTGCCGCAGCCACCACCGCACACGGATGCGCAGTTGCAGGCTCATAGCGGCAGCACCTCGACCGCTCCGCGGCGCGTCCTCTCGATGAACCGCTTGCCGTGCTTGTGCACCTTGGGCGGATCGTTGTGGTAACGCACCAACCCGCGGCGCGTGTCGGCATACACCACCCGCTTTACCGTGCGGCCATCCACCAGCACCTGGCGTCTGCCGCGGCCATCGTCGGGAGTGTGGATGTGCGGGCCGCTCATCCGAAGAAGCCTCCCCACCACAGCAGCGCCAGGATCAGAACGGTTGCCACGATGGTGGATACGGCGTTGTGCCGGCCCGTTTTGGGCTCACCGTGCTGGGCAATCTCCAGGCCGAGCCCCAGCATCGTGAGCGCCAGGTAGATCAACTGAGCAGCGCCCATGGTCATTCGTCCTTGAACACGCCGACGGCGACACCGCCGGTGCTGGCGAGCCGCACCCGCACACCTGTGCCGGACACCGGGCCAGGCACCAGCACCGTGGGCGCCTGGGCAGTCAGCTGCCCGATGACGATATCGGCACCCGGCGTGCCCATCACCACCTCGGCCAGGACGCCCGCCGGCAGTGCACCTGCAGCGACGTATAGACCCACCTTGGACGTTGAGCCAGAGGCGGGAGTGACTGCCGTGCTGGTGCTGGGCGTGACGGCCGTGGGCGCGAGGATTGAGGACTGCGGCATTGCTGTCTCCGAACGGTTTAGAGGGCGGCCATCTGCGCACGCACGTCGCCGGCCATCAGCTGATAGGCAACGGTGGTGGGATGGGTGCCATCGGCGGTGGCGTAGTTGTTCGCGCCGCTTACCAGGAATTTGAGGTCATCGGCGCCGCGGATCGACGGCCAATGCTGGACGCCATCGATCAGCGCACCCACCTGCCCCGTCAGCCATGCGTTGGCCTGCGACGGGATGCCAGTGGAATCCCACCCGCCGGCGCCGCCGCTGTAGGTTTGGTTGGCCTCGGTCGCCCAGCTGTCCGTCGAGGTCGTGCGCGGCAGCAAATGGCCGGCCAGGATCTTGGTCACGCCGCCAGCGCGCAGCAGCGAATACACCGCGGTCAGGCGCGACTGCAGCGTAGCCAAGGTGCTGCCGGTGCCGTTGTTGCCCAGGTCGTTCGTGCCGTACATGACCACCGCATGCGTCGCGTACTTGAGCAGGGTTCCATACCGCACGTCCGCGACCGGAAGCGTGCTCGCGCTGCCGTGCACCGCCATGCTCATGTAAGCGACCTGGCTGGCGTCGGCGTCGTTGGCTGCGCGGGTGGCGCGCGACATCCACCCCAGGCCGGCGACGCGGCTGGTGCTGCCGGTGTCGCCCGTGCCCTGCGAAATGGAGTCGCCGATGCTGACCCACACCTTGGCATCGGCGGCGGTGTGCCGGCCGACCAGCTTGGGCACGTAGCCATTGCTTCGGCTCGTCGCGGCGGTGCCGGTGGCGGTCCACTGACCGGCGGCGTAGACATCGCTGCTGGTCGTCACGGTCGGATCGAACCATGCCACGCGTGCGCCCGACTGGAATACAGCGCGCGCTGAGCTGTTGCAAAGGAAAGACGCCGATGCCGAGTCGAACATCACCAGCAACTTGACATAGACAAGCGTGCCCCGCGCAAACGCGGTGAGGCCGAAATCGCCTGGCATCAGCGCGTCGCTGAGCACGTCGTTAGCGCCGTCGGTCAGCGTCACAGCCTGCTGACCGCCGAACGTGAAGGGTCGCACTACGCCGCCAACCTCCAGAGACGCGCCCTGGATCGGCATGACGTTGCCGGCGTTGATCAGCTGGTTGGTCCTGTAGGCCAGGCGCCAGTTGTCCAGCAGCAGCCGCAACTCGTTCAAGTCGCCGGAACCCAGCACATACGGCCACCGGATCTGCACGCCGCGCTTGTTCTGCGTCTCGCCGCCGTTGTGCACCACGTTGCCCGACGAAGCGAAGCGCAGCGGCACCGGGATCGGGGGGCGACCCCACTGCAGTCCATCATGCTGGAGAGCCGACCGCGTCGCGCGCCGAATCGCCGGCTGCAGCGGTCGCAGCAAGGCTGCGTTCAAGGGCTCACCGTGGTGATGGCCTGGTATCGGTCGATGGCTTCGTCGCGCTCGGACTGGGCGAGCTCGCAGGCTCGTACAACTCGCGCTGCGCTTGCCCCGCGTAGTCGGTCTTGTTCAGCAGCTTCTGCGGCAGCGGCGGCACCACCGGACAGGCGGTCGGTTTCACAGCCGGCCCACAGCCGCCGAACCCGGCCAAGCTCGGAGTCACGGCCAGCAACAGCAGCCGCAATGCGCGCGTCGTAGTCCGCATCGATCTTGTCCTCTCTGGTGGTGGCGCTATCGGCAGCGCCTTGGGTCGCTGCTGCCTGCCGGTGTTCGGCAGCGCGCGCTGCCTGCTCAACTTGTAAGGCTTGCTTACCAGTTGCCGCCTCACCGATGGCGACTTTCGTCTCAGCACGGTCACCGCGCCAAGTCCAGCCGGCACCGAACATGGCGCCCGACCACAGCAGCGCGGCGATGATGGCGATCGCTATGCGGTTCATGCGGTCACCGTGTGCAACCACGGTTTGACCATCTGCCATAGCCATGGAACCAGCCAGAAGGCCACGGCGAAGATAGCGCCACCAACCAAGGCGCAGACAATCGCGAAACATCCAATCATTCCGTCGAACGAGTTCCCGTACATGCTCAAATCCTCGTGTTGCTGTAGGTGATCCAGATCCAGGCCAGCGCAGCCAGCAGCACGCCGCAGAGCGCGACGATCAGCCACCCTGGCGGATCACTCGCCGGCGGCAGGCCGCGGTCCCAGCGATCAGCCACCTACTTTCCTTGCACTGTTGGAACCGAAGTAGTAGCCGCCGACGATGCCAGTCAGGTTGACCAGGCCGCCTACCAGCAGCAGCACGATGTCCTTGTTCCCGGCCGGGATCGATATACCCAGCATCGCGGCGAGGATGATCAGATTGGTGGCGATCACCAGCACCGCCAGGCCGCCGCGCGCCTGCGCCAACGTGTAGCGCGCGAAGGTCATGACTGAAGACTCGCAGCGCCCATGGCCAGCCGCATCACCAGCCGCGAGACCGCGCGCTTGTCGCGCTCCGTCGCATCGCTGAAGAGTTCCCACCGAAACTCCTGAATCACCGAGCCGAACTCCAGCCAGTCGCCACGGCGTGCCGCTGCCCACAGGTCTGTAGCGTCGCGGACCAGTTCGGCGCCGATGATGTCGGCGATCGCGATGATGTACGGCAGCGACGGGCGCATCTCTGGATGCACGGCGAGTAGTTCGAAGAAGCGGCCACGAAGTGTCTCCTGCGCTTCCATCACGTCTTCGGTGAGCTCCATGGTTGCCACCCGCTCGCTTTGCTCGCGCGTCTCGATCGCGCGGCCGTACCCCAGCCGCAGCACATTACGCGCGTCGCGGCGCGGGCGTGACGTGCGACCCCAGCATTCCTGCAGCAGCACGACCGCCTCGGTGAGCGACTGACGCTCTGCCGCCAGCAAAGTCGCGTCGTCGAGGTCCGGCACCATCATGCCCCGAGCGCCTTCAGCGCCTTGGCGTACCGCGCCCGGCGATCAGCTGCACCGTTCTGCCCGCCGTTTACCCGCTCGGTGATGTCGTCGAACCGACCGGCGTCAGCCAGCGGGTTGAGGTTGCGCGTGTCCCAGAACGCCGCAGCGGCCAGCGCACCCCACTTGGGTTGCTCCAGCATCTCGGGCTGCTTCTCGAAGTCCGGCACATCCCGCACGCCCTTGGCGCGCAGCGTGTCGCGCATGCCGGCGTAGTTGGCACGGCCGGTGTTCTGGATCGGGCCGCGGCCTCGATAACGGTAGCCGTCGCCGCTCGACTCGTCACCATTGCCCAGTCGGTTGGCATATGCCGCATTGCCCAGGGCGACCGAGTTGCGCGCCAGCTCCTTCGCTCGTGGCAGCAGTGATCGCCACCGGCTGTTCGGCTTTGCGCGCTTGCACGCGTCGATCAGGTTTTCGAGGCTGTAATTCAGCCCTTCCACCACGGCGGTGAGGCCGGTGGATTCGTGTGCGACTTGCGCCAAGAACGCGGCCAGGCGGCGCAGCGTGGTGATGTCGTACAGACGGCACGCCTCGCTGATTGGCTCGATCCACCGCTCAGAGGTCCGGTCCGTGCAGCCCACCGCCTGTTTGAGTTGTTGGGCGGTCAGCTGCATGCGATCTCCGAAAACAGATAGCCCGCCGTCGCCGGCAGGATTGGATAGTGGATCTGGCGGGTTGTTGAGGAGTCGAACCCCTGGCCTTTCGGCCACCACGGTTTTCAAGACCGCTCGCCGCCCAACGCAGCGGAACAACCCTTGATTGGCGGAAGCGGCTGGATTCGAACCAGCGGACCCTTGCGGATCTACGGCTTAGCAAGCCGCTGCCTTCGACCTCTCGGCCACGCTTCCTGTTTGGTGGGGGCGGCAGGATTCGAACCTGCGGGTGCCGGGATCAAAGCCCGGTGCCTTGGGCCGCTTGGCGACGCCCCTCGGATTTGGTGGGGCGACGTGGAGTCGAACCACGCGAGTCTCAGACGCCGGATTTACAGTCCGGCCCAGCGCCCATCTGGCAACTCACCCCGAAATTGGTGCGCGGATTCCCACCGCACGCCCGAGAAGCTTTTCGCCCGTCAGGTCGGGCTATCGCAGTCACCGACCTAAGCCGGAACCTCTGCGCGGTAGCCGGGCGTCTCTCGACGTGCCGGGCTATTGCGGCGGCCGGCGCTGTGCGGTCCGGCTTGGGCTGGCCGCCTGCATTTCAGCAGGCTCCGGGGCCTTCGCCGGATCGGTTTGGCCAACTACCTTCTAGGGCTGAGCGCATCAGCCTGCGCATTCACCGCAATACGGGACAAGCGATCCGGCGCGTCAGCGCGCGTTCGATATACCCCTTGCACCCTGTATCCTTTCGGATACACTTACAGCATGACGACGATCACCGCCACCGAAGAGTTCACGACTTGGCTGCGCAAGCTGCGCGACTCGAAAGCCAAGGCGGTGATCGCCGAACGTGTGCAGCGCGTTGCTCGCGGACTTCTCGGCGATGTTGAGCCGGTAGGCGGGGCGATCAGCGAGCTGCGCATCCACTACGGGCCCGGATATCGGGTCTACTTCACCCGCCGCGGTGAGGAGGTCGTCATCCTCCTCTGCGGCGGCGACAAGGCCACCCAGGCCAAGGACATCAAGAAAGCGCAAGCCCTTGCCGCCGGCCTCTGAGCCGGCGCGCACAACATCTCGGAGTCACCCACATGACAAAGACCACCACCACACCGTTCGATCCGGCCGAATACCTCGACGATGACGAGGCCATGGCCACCTACCTCTCCGAAGCGCTCGCATCGGGCGATACCGATCACTTCCAGGATGCACTGCAGGTCGTGGCGCGCGCGCGCGGCATGACGCAGATTGCGGAAGCGGCTGGACTTGGCCGGGAGAGCCTTTACAAGGCGCTCAAGCCCGGAGCAAATCCACGTTTCGACACCATCCAGCGCGTACTGACTGCGCTTGGCGTCCGTCTGAGCATCGACCCGGCCGATACCGTCAAGGCCGCCTGAAATGCAAAAGCCCGGCACTTGGCCGGGCTTTGGTCACACGTCTGGTGAATAGCGATAATCCTAGACCTGCGTTCGGAACGCGTCAAGTGGTGAGGTCGCGCCTCACCCATCCACGCGCCTCGGCCAGCCGCTCCCGGTAGACACCAAGGCGCAGGCCCAGGTGGTCGGCCTTGTCGCGCTGGCCTCCCAGCAGAGTGCAAAACTGCGTCCGCAGGGCCGTGGCCAGGTCGAAATCGATTCGGTGCAGCTTCAACACCGCCACCTCCACCCGGTTTGCGTCGGGAGGAACGTCAGAGTCAGCATCGAGCACGCGCGCCACCGTGCTGCGAGTCGCTGCCGCCCGGACAGGTTCAACTGCCCATGACGGAACAGCGCGCGCCCGGCCATCGTTATCGATCAGCCCAGCGCTGACGCCGAGCAGCCGGCGACGCTCCTTGCCGCCGCGGTCCATGGAGACCGATTGCCGGATCGTCGCAGGCCGACCCATGCTCGCGAGTGCCGACGTGGCATACAGCCCTGCCCCTGTCTCTTTCTCCTGCCGGCGTGGCCCGAATGCCCAGCCCCATAGCCGCAGCAGGTTGTCGAATTCCTCTCGGGTCATGCTTGGTCTTCCAATTGAAGCGCCGCGGCGCGTAGATGCGGCCACGCCGCGAGGATTGCATTGCGCATCGCCATGCCTTGGTGGTGCTGGAACTCGTGAGGCTGCGGATCGCGGCCGATGACCGACCGGAACCATGAGATGCGCGCCGCCTCGACCGCTCGGGCAAGGGCGTCACCCTCAGGCAGTTGCGGCACGTTCCGCATGGCGTATTCCAGCCCTTTGCGCTCTACCTGGTAGGCCGTCTGCCGCGCCATGGATGCCGCCTGCCGCATCGCCTCGGCGGTGGTGGAGCGCTCCGGACCGCGCTGCAGCACGCGCTGGTAGACGGCACCCTCCGCTTCAAGCAGCTGGGCGAATGCGTACAGCGCAGAGGCGCCCACAGTTGCATCGTGATCAATCGTCATAGCGCCCACCTGCATTGCTGCCCCTATTCCCGGCTGAGCGGAACGACCGCCTCGGCTGCTCAGCGGCAGGCTGCTGGGGCTGCCAGTCGGTAGGGGTAAACCGCTGCTGGCTCATGTCTGCCGCGAGGAAGAAATCTCCCAGCGCGCCGTTTCGCTGCTTGGCGATGCTGACCTTGACGACGTTGCGATTCGTCTTGTCCGGCCGGTGGAGGAAAATCACCATGTCGGCGTCCTGCTCGATCGCGCCCGAGCCGCGCAGGTGTTTCAGCGATGGCTCGTCGTCACCATCACGGTTGAGCTGCGACAGCAGGATCACTGGCACACGCAATTCCTTGGCCAGCCCCTTGAGGCTTCGCGTGATGTGCTGGATGCCTTGCTCCTGCGTTTCCTTGCGGGGCATGTCGATGTAGGTCAGGTAATCGACGACGACAAGCCCGAGCGGGTGCCCACTTTCGGCCGCCTCAGATGCAATCTGGCGCGCACGCGCTGAGATAGTCTCGACAGTCACCGACGACGCCTCATCCACGTAAAGCCGGTACTCCGCCAGCTCCTTGGCTGCCAATGGCGCATGCGTCCACTCGTGGTCCTCCATGAGCTTGGGTCGGCGCAGGTGCACGGAGTTGATACGGCCGATGTTGGCGATCGCACGGTCGGCCAGCTGCTCGCCTGACATCTCCAGCGATGCCATGAAGGTGGTGACGTTTGCCTTCGGGCCGGCGGCATGCAGGATCGACTGCAGCGAAAACGCCGACTTTCCCACGCTGGGGCGCGCCGCAACGATCACCAGGTCGGTGGGCTGCCAGCCGCCGGTCAGGTCGTCCAACGGCTCGTAGCCGGTCGGCACGCCTGTCAGCACGTCGTCCGAGTTGAAGCGATCAACCAGGCCCGCCATTGTGGATCTGACGAACTCGCTAATGTGCTTGGGTCCGCCATCAGTGAGGCGCGGCGCACACGCAGCGAGAATGCGTTGAGCCGCGCCGAAGTAGTCGTCCTCCCCAGTTAGGTTCGCGATGTACTGCCCAGCCTGGCGGATGCGCCGCTGTAGCTGGCGCTGACTCATCAGCTGCGCGTAGCGCCGGATATTCTTGGGGTTGCCCATCGAGGTGATGTTGATGTGCAGCGCCAGCTCAGCCAGAGCCGGATCACATTCCCCGATCGTCACCGCGTCAGAGGGGCGCCCGGCCTTGACCTCGCTCACGATCAGCTCGAACAGTGCGCGGTTGCTGTGGCCCTTGAAGTCCTCCGGTTCCAGCACGTCGGCGGCAAGCCAGTAGCAGCTCGAATCACGGAACAGGCAGGCCAGCACCGCCGACTCGGCGTCGAAGTCGTCGCGCATCATGCCGACACCTCCATGGCCGCCAGCGCGGTATTCATGATCTGCTCAAACCGCTCATCGTCGATCAGCGTGGGCAGCGACTGCTTCCACCGCAGGTTGTTGGGGTTGGGGCGGTCTCCGCGCAGCCACGGATCGTCCAGGCACACCCCGAAGTAGATTTCCCAGAACTCGGCCGGCTCGAAGATCACCCCAGCTGCCTTGCAGGTCTTGCGCGCATTGGCGTCCGCTTTCCGCAGCTTGCGATCGAGCAGCGGCGTGGTGGCCATGCTGGCGACACACCCAGGACGGGAGCCCAGCATGCGGTTGTACGTAGCGCGGATCACCTCAATTGGATTCGGGCACAGTTGTTCACCGTGCTGGTCGTTAGTCAGTTCGAGCTCGCCAGCACCAGCGTCCCCAGCGGGGACTACAGGGGCTTTGCTTCCTCTCAGTTCTTGCTTGTAATCATTACTTACTAGTGTCGGATTTGCCGGATAGGGCTGAGCCGTATCGGGTTGAGCCGGATGTGGTGCCACCATTTCCGGATTAGACGGACGTGGTCGGGCTGGAATTTCGCTCACCGAATAGTCCACGTCCGAGAGGCGACCGCCATCGCCACGCTGGCGCTGACGCTGCAGGTAGCCGGCCTTTTCAAGCTCGGCAAGGAGGGCGTACAGGCCATCGCGGCCGGTTCGGATGCGGGCGCCATCCGTCTGCTTGCGCAGGCTTTCGACGTTTACCTGCCAGTGGTCGGGCTTGCCGAGCAGGTAGACAAGCAAACCTCGGGCGGCCCAAGAGAGACGGCCGTCTTCGCTGATCGCTTTGGACAGGACGTAGTAGTTCGATTCCGGGCGTGGCGCACGAATGATGCTCACTGTTGCCCCCCCAGTAGCTCATCTTTGAGAACTGCGATGAGATACCCGCACTTGCCGTCGCCCCAATGAGCGACCCTGCGCAGTGCTTGACGGTTTTCCCTCAGGAACTCCGCGAACAGCTCGCAGCCCTCCTTCTCCAAGCGCGCAGCCTCAGCTGTTTCCGCAGAGCGGTCGATGTCAGCAGCGCTCATGCCACGCTCCCCGTCGATTCAGGGAATGCACGGAGCATCAGCGATGCGAACACCTCCAGGTGCCTCTTCGTGATCCATTGTTTGCCCGCCAGCTGGCGCACGAACTCCAGCGCCTGGCGCGAGTCGCGGCAGTAGAAATCGTATTGCGGCTGGTCGCCGCGCTCGCGGTCGAAAATCTCCACAGCGATCCGGGCGTCGGGAAGCCGCTCCTGCAGCTTGGCGAGTGGACGGGCTCTGTCGCGCTCCAGGCGCTGCATTACCTCATCGAGCACATCGGCGATGGGGCGTAGCCCGCCCGTGGCGGGTTCTTGCGTATCTTCGTGGTGCAATGGCATAGTGGCCTCGGTCTCAACGAAGCCTCCGCAACTGTCTGCCCGACAGCGGGGGCTTCGTCGTATCTGGACGAATGGTTTTGATCGCCGAAGCGATCCCGTTTCGCGCCAGACGCCAATGCACCCCAGGTGTAACCGTGCACCGCGTGGTCGCCATCCTTGATTCCCTCGCGCCAGCAATCCAGCCGGCGAGTGGTGGGAGAAAACGCCCACCTTGTGTTTTCCTTTCAGGCAGGCTTGAGCGCCACAGCTTTGCCCGTCTCGATTGGAGGCAAAGGCACCGCGTAGGCGATCACTCTGCCGTCGCCATCCCGCTGCCATCTAAGATCGGGGCGCAATTCTTCGCAGGTGACTCCTGTTTGAGCCTCAATGGCGGGGGCAATTGCCGGCGGAACTTGCTGACCTTTGATGTTGAGCCAGTTCCATACATGGCCCTGCCTCACCGGGTGACTTTCGCAATGGATGTGGCGGGCAAGCGCCGATTGGCCTCCCGCGAGTTCAACAGCACGCTGTAGAGCAGTCAGGTTCGTATCCATGGCGGCACATTACCACTATTGTTGTATATATAACAACAGAAATAGTTTGACCGTGACAACAAGAATAGTCACGCTTCACAAATGACACTCGCCCAACGACTGACGCAAGCGCGCGAGCGCGCTGCGATGACCCAGACCGCGTTAGCTGCCAAAGCGGGCATCAGCCAGCAGGCCATTGCGCGGCTGGAAAGCGGGCAGGTCGCCAAAAGCGGGAGCATCATCGAAATTGCTAACGCGCTAGGCGTGAGCGCTGCTTGGCTCGCTCTTGGTGAAGGTCCGATGGAGGCCGGCTTATCGGCCATCGAGAAGCCCGAAGCTCACGACTATGTGGATGTGATCGGCTACTCTCAGGCCGCCGGACTGGGCAATGGTGCAGAGGCGGTCGAATACGCCGAGACGCACAGCCTGAAATTCAAGAAAACCAGCCTGCGTCGGCGCGGGATCTTCGGGAAGCCGCTGGCCGTCTACTACGGCAAGGGCGACAGCATGGAGCCGACGATCGAGGACGGCGATGCCATCCTGTTCGATACGTCGGACACGCGCGTAATTGATGGGGTGCTGTACGTGATCCAGGTGGACGGAATGGCCTACCCCGAGTACTACGTGAAGCGGGCGCTGGTGGCCGATGGCATCACCCTGTTTCAAAGCGACAACCCGGCAGGCGACCACAACTGGAAGCGGCCGCGGCGGATGGACTCGAAGCGCGAGCCGATCACAGTGATCGGGCGCGTCCACTGGATTGGCGGATGGGCAGATTAAAGATGGACTCTGAAACCCGCGAAATGATTCGAGGAATCACCAAGCTTCAGGACTCGCTTAGCGATCAGTTAGGCGGCCTGAAGATGGTCGTGCTCGCACTAGTTCAATCGCACCCCAATATTCCCGAGTTTGAAAAATCAA